GTACAGGAGAAGCTGGAGCAGAGAGAGTTGATATAACACCAATGCGTGATCCTGCAGCTAATACATCTGCAATGAATTCTTTACAAACAGAAAATGCACAAGGTAAGATGGGTGGCGGTAACGCACCTACTGTAGTAAGTGCTCCACAATCAACAACAGTTAACAATCAATCATCAACTGCATTGGTAATGCCACCAACTGCGAAAGATTCTTTTTGGAATAATCAGGTATAATAAAAGGGGAAGTGTACCGATACGGTTTCACAAGGTATCTAGTCGCGAATCTTCGACACCAGCATATTAATGGTGAATCACCATTATAACAAAACACTTCCCCCAATATTAATTATTGTTCAGCTAACTTCTTGAAGTAATCCAAAGTAGAATCCTCTGGAGCATCAGTTGATGCAATCGGATCACCAGTACTCTCTTCAATAGTTCCAACAAACTCGCCACCAGAATCATGTGCAATGACTGTATTGAAACGTGCTTCCAACTCCTGATAACTCTTAAAGTTCTCAGGTGCAAGAATACCTTGAAGTGAATGCTGTTGTTTCCAAGTTTCTTCAAGCTTACCATCGTCACCATCAAACAATGGTTTCGATTCTGCAAACTCAGATTTGTCATAGTTTGCATAACCTTCTACTTTACGAATCTTCAGCTTAAAATCAGCACCAGACCAAAAATCAAAAGGATTGATAGGTGTCTCATCTTTAAACTCAGGATTCATCTTGCTTTCGATTTTCTCAAAAATCTTCTTACCATATCGAAACAAGAATACCTTACCCTCATTATCAGCGTTCATACTATCCTCAATAACAAGAATATTACTATAGTAACTTAACTTTCGTTTTCGTTCTCTAGCAATGTTCTTATCTGATTCAACACCAGAATTCCATAGTGCTGTATTCGCAACTGATACAGGGTCTTTGGTGCCACTTGGAGCATCGGAACGTGGTGTGGTCAATGAGTTCTCAATGTACCATCCACCTGGCCCTTTGAATCCATGTGTCCATAATCGTACCCAAGGCACATCCTCACCTGTAGGTGCTGGAAGAAAACGGATAATAGCATAACCATTACCTGTTTTGTCCTTCTCTGGCTTCCAGATACGATCATCTTCGTAAGAAGGTTTTTCTGCAAGTTTCTCAACTTGCTTGGTGAGATTCTTTAAATTATCCATTCGGTTCTGCTTTAAATCTTTAAAACTAGACATTAGTATTACTCCTTATTTCGTTATATTATTAAGTATCATTACAAACTATCATCACCTACATTACAAAGGAAGTTTAGAACTGCGATCTTTCATCATGTTAAGTTCATAAGCTTCTGCTTCTATCTTATCTTTAATCTGCTTGTTTAACATCTTGGCTACCATCTCAACTTCACAATCAACATCATTGGTGTATTGTAGAATAGCATCCATGTATGTCATCTTTTTTTCTCTTACCATCTTGTCTAAGGTTTCATTAATGTTAACACTCATTTGATGTCCTTTATAGAATCACAAATACCAAGTTTCTTTGATTCCTTGGCACTCAACCAAACATCGGTTGCTGGTAAAAGATACTGTCTTATTTGTTTTTCATTTAAACCTGTACACTTCTTATAATGATTAATCATCCTTTCAGTTGTAAGTTCAAATTCTTTACCAACAGCAACAAGCTCATGTTCTTTACCCCAACTACCCCAACTATATTGATGTGACATAATAGAAGTATTGGGTGTTAAGACTCTATGACCTTTCTCTCCTGCAATAAACATCATAAAACCAGCTGATGCAATCTGTCCTAGGCCGACAGTATGAACAGGAATAGGACATCCCTTCATAACATCAATAACAGCAAAGGCAGCGTTTAGATCACCGCCAGGTGAATTAATTATAATCTGTAAAGATTTTGGTCTAGGTACTGACCATCCCTTTGTTAGAATAAAACTAATCAAGTCTTTACAAGTTTCTTGATTTACTTCACTCATAAAAAGGTATACACCTTTATCCTCTGGAGAGGGTACAGTTCGTTCTTCAGCATTCTTACTAGACATAGATTTTTCCCTTTCCACTAAATTAATACCTATAAGGGTCAATATAAAATATATGATCCCCGATAGTTGCCACCTTTAGCATTTTACGATTCCAATATGGGTCAACATCGTTTCTATGATAATGAGTAGCACCGTTTAAAAAATCACTAACAGTCCATCTTTCACC